AACCTCGTCTCCACCAAAACTACCTCGGCCTTGACCACCGCCACTAGCTCGCTTTACACCAGCTCCTGCTAGTTTATCAGCATAAGTGATCTTATCTCTCGGTTCCGCTAACGCAGCAAATTTCTTTTGTTTATCTGTCATTTCTGAACCACCACCAGAACGCTTTCTAACAGGAGGTTTTTTGACCCCAGCGTCTTTACGACCCATAGCTTCGGCTAGATCAAATTCTAAAATTTGAAGCATATCTGGATCAGTTGTATTTTTAATTTGCTCTATCAAATCTTTTACACGTGTATTAGCCATAACTACCTCTTTGTCGCTAGAGTGACATTTGCACGGAGCGCAGCAATATCTTCGTCAGAAGAAATTTCTGCTTTTTTAAGCTCACCGTCCTGTTGAAGTTTAGCCGCATCAAGCTGGTTACGTGCTTGATCAGCCATTGCTTTACGCTGAACTTCTTGCTGTTGGATTTGCAGCTCTTGTTGTTTTAGCTGTACGATCGGATCGAATTGACCTGTTCCTGCAATTTGCTGTGCCATTTGTGATATCTGTGCTGTTGCTTGAGCAGTAGCTTGGGCAAGCATCGCCTCTTGCTCAGGCGGCAAAACTTGTCCTTCTGCTGGAAGCGGGAACCCAAGGATCTGTTCGACCTGTTGACGGTATTTTAACGCTAAATGTTCTTGCATATGAGCCATAAGGGACTGCATAGCCATCGCATTCTTTTGAACATTGGGGTCTTGCAAAAACGCGCTATGCGTAGCAACATGCGCGTCATGGTTTTGTGACTCAAACGCTTTTAGTGCTTTACCCATGAGAGCATCCATATTTTCGCTAACTGGATCTTTTGGAACAGCCTCGTCTCTCGGGGGCAAAATTTTATCGACGTTTTGAATATTCAAGGCCAGATACATCCGTCGATAAGCTTCATGCAAATCGTGGAGTTGTGGCGCAGATTGTGCGAGTTGTAACTGAGTTTGAGCCAAAGTAACGCGTTGGCTCATACTAAACATCGCCGGATCACTTACCGGTACAATATCAATCCGATCGTCAAAATCGTCTGTTTTTGCACTTGGACCAACATCACCAGACGTTTGATAAGGATACTCTGGCGGAAGATAGTTTTTGATTACATTCGCAAGAATACGAAGCTCTTGCCGCTGGGCGTAATGTAAGCGCTTATGAATAGCACTAAGAACTTTCGTTCCCTGTTCTAATAGCGCGACAGTAGTGCCAACAGGGTTAGCTTGGCTACCTTCGCCAATGTTCATATCCGTGACAGACGCAAAACGCCGACCACTATCGACAAGAACGCCTAACATCTGAAGCAGTGTGCCAGACGGTTCCTTATATGGTAGCGGCATAATCGCTTCACGAATAGATGATCCCGGTGCATCTACATCACGGAACTCCCCCGGTTGAAGCGGTAAATCTTCATCTCGAACCCGTAAACCACGGGCTTTAAAACCAGCAGGAAGATTAGCTAACGTCCCAGCGTCGATTAACTGACGCAAAATCGACGTAGCAGACTTCGTCAAACCACCAATCATGTGGATTAGACCGAAGCCGTAAAAACCAAGGCCCGGTAGAAACTTATAGTGTGTAAAATAACGAATTTTTGATCGTTTCGGATCGTTTTCTTCAAAATTTCTTCGGATAGAAAGTATTTCTGAAGTTTCTTCGTGGATAGTAACGATATACGGAATAGCAATACC